ATTTGGGTATGTACCCCGTTATGCTGAATATAAATATATGCCTTCTCGTGTTGCTGGTGATTTTAGAACTTCATTAGATTATTTTTGGCCTTCATTTGCAAATATTGGTGAACAAGAAGTATTTGTTCAAGAGTTATATGCTTATACCGCAAATAAAAATGATACTTTTGGTTATGTTCCTAGATATTCAGAGTATAAATATATGCCAAGTCGTGTGGCTGGAGATTTTAGAACATCTCTAGACTACTGGCATTTAGGTCGTATTTTTGATACCGAGCCTACATTATCTCAAGAGTTTATTGAGTGTACTCCTCTTGAAACTGAACGTATTTTTGCTGTAACTGATCCAGATGCTCAAAAATTATATTGCCATGTATTAAACAAGATTAAGGCTGTGCGTCCAATGCCTAAATACGGTACACCTACTATTTAATGTCAAGCCGATGTATAACTCCTTTTCAAGTTAGAGATAAAATATCAAATCAATGGATGGCGCTACCTTGTGGTAAATGTCCTAATTGTATGAAAAGGAGGACATCAGGCTGGTCTTTTAGGTTGATTAAAGAGGGAGAGGTTTCTGAAACCGCCTTATTTGTTACTTTAACTTATAATACAGATTACGTACCTCTATCAAAGAATGGGTATATGACTCTTAAAAAAAGGGACATCCAAACTTTTATGAAACGTTTACGGAAAAATTCCGATAAGAAATTGAAGTATTATATATGTGGTGAATATGGTAGTAAAAGAAACCGCCCTCATTATCATGCAATTATATTTAATGCTGATGTTGAGAGAATCGAGAAAGCCTGGTCACAATATAAAGCTGGTCTTGGGTATGTTAAGTTTGGTGATATGTATATTGGTGAAGTTAATGAAGCTTCTATAGGTTATACTTTAAAATATATGCAGAAGCCAGGTAAAATTCCTATGCATCAAAATGATGATAGACAAAAGGAATTTTCACTTATGTCTAAAGGTTTAGGACAAAATTATGTTACTAATAATATGGATAAATGGCATAAAAACGATTTATTAAATCGTATGTATGTACCATTGAAAGATGGTAAAAAGATAGCTATGCCTAGATACTATAAAAACAAGATATATTCTGAAACTCAGAAACTATTGATAAATAATCATCTAAAGATTGTCATGTCTGATGAAGCTTTAAAAGCTGAATTACAACTTGTACAAGAATTTGGCGAATATGCCGAAAAAATATTAGTCGAAAGACATTTTAATTCATTTAATAAAATGTACAACAATACCCAGATGGGTAGAGATAAATTAGATAAAATATGAAAATTAAAAATTCTTTAAACGCAAATACTTTTGAAAAAAAGTATAAAACATTTAGTCAACCATCTATGACTGTTCCCGATCAAACAATGAGTATTAGAACTATATTAGAAAGATATTCACGTGGTTTGCCTATTGGCGGAAGAACTGACGAATATTATGATGAGGAGGATACAATGCCTGATTACAGGACATTAGATTTAACTGAAATCGCTGATTTACAATTAGAAGTTAAAGAAACGTTTGAAAAACATAGAAAAAAAGTTATCAACAATGTGGATAACTCTGTGGAAAACTCGGAACGAGTTGAAAAACAAGACGAAACGGAATCGTAAGGGCTTTGCCCTGGATTACGTTCGTCAAAAGCCCCGATGAGGGGCGTTAAGCACTAATTATCCTTGATATATTAGTGCTAATTGACACTAATTTAAAAAATAGTGTTATATTTGAAAAAAAAACGGAACGTAGTGGAGTGTAATTTGAAAAACAAACACTACTTTTAAAGTGTCAAAAAAAACAAAAAAACAAAAAAACTATGCCTTTCCCTCTTATTGCTGCTGCTGCTGCTCCTGCTGTTGCTTCTACTGCTTCTAGTTTATTACCTAGTATAGTATCTGGTGGTGCTAGTTTATTAGGTGGCTTAATTAATGCTGGCTCTACATCTTCTACTAATCAATCTCAACTTAGTTATTCTAAGGAAATGTATGAAAAACAAAGAGCTGATGCATTATCAGACTGGAAAATGCAGAATGAATATAATTCACCTTCTGCTCAAATGACCAGATTTAAAGAAGCTGGTCTTAATCCTAATTTAATTTATGGTCAGATGTCTAATAGTCCTGTGGTTAGGACTTCAAGTCCTCAGTCGTACAATCCGACTGCTCCTCAAATTGATCTTGCTAGTACCGCTTCTATGGCTCTTGGTCAATATTATGATACTCAGCTTAAAAGTGCTCAAATTGATAATTTGAAAGAACAAAATATTTTAATGAAGCAAGATTCACTAATTAAAATGTATGAAGGTATATCTAAAAATCTTCAAAATCAAAAATCAGAATTTGAAGTAAAAAAACAAAAAGATGTTTTAGAAAGTATATTAAATGTTCAAAAGGCTCAGATTGGTCAAATGGAATCTTCTACTAGTTTGAATAAGAAAAAAATTGAAGAAGTTGGACAAATTCTTAAAAATTTGGGAGTAGACTATGATATTAAAGGATATGAAAAAGCTATAAAAAAATATGAATCTGAACATTTAGATTTAAATCAATTGTTAAAAGCTATTGGCGGTGTATCTGGTGTTATACCTGGTATAGGTTCAATTATTAGAATGTTTAAAAAATAATGGAAAAATTTATAGAATATATTCAAGAGTCTATTAAGACGATAGAGAATGGAGAGTATGATGACTCTCAAAAATCCCTAGTTGCATCTAGGTTAGATAGTATTTGTGGATTACTTCAAATAACAATGTTTCACTTAAAACAAAACGAAAATGAGAAATCGTAGAGGTTACCAAGGACGTAAGTCCTACGGCCGTAAAGGTTACGGCAAGAGAAAAGTTTCACGTACTTATTATATGTCACGCGGTGGAATCCGTTTATAATTATGAAAAATATATTTAATAGTATTCAATTAAAAAAGCCGAAAAAAAATTATTTTGATTTAACCCATGACGTTAAATTATCGGCTAATATGGGAGAGCTAACTCCAATTTTGACATTGGAGTGTGTACCCGGAGATAAATTTGATTTATCTTGTGAGAGTATTATTCGTTTTGCTCCAATGGTTGCTCCAGTTATGCATCGTATGGATGTTACAATGCATTATTTCTTTGTACCTAATCGGATATTATGGGACAATTGGGAGAAGTTTATTACTAATAATGGGCCTGCTGGTTCTGGACCTGATTACGTATTGCCTAATATTTATACTGGAGATTTAGATATCTCTGCTAATAGATTATTAGATTATATGGGAGTTCCTCCTAGACCCGTTGATGCTGGTACTACTATTTCAGCTTTACCATTTGCTGCTTATGGTGCTATTTGGAATGAATTTTATCGTGATCAAAATTTAATTGAACCAGGTGTTTATAAATGTGAGGATGGTCAACAAACCAATTTAGATTGGATTGAAACATGTACACAAATTAAAAATAGAGCATGGGAACATGATTATTTTACTGCTGCTTTACCATTTGCTCAAAAAGGTCCTTCGGTTGATATTCCTTTAGGTCAAATTTCTGAAAATGCTCCTATTTGTCGTGATTCTAATAGCGTTACTCCGACCACGCTTACTGGTTCGCCTTATTCTGTTGTTGTTCCTGGTTCAAATTCCTCTAGTACTAGTACTGATTTATTTGCTGCTACTGGTGGTCTTGAAGTAGAACCCACTACTATTAATGATTTACGTCGTGCTTATAGATTACAAGAGTGGTTAGAAAAAAATGCTCGTGGTGGTACTCGTTACATTGAAAGTATTTTATCCCATTTTGGTGTAAAATCTTCAGATGCTCGTTTACAACGTCCTGAGTATATTTGTGGTGTTAAGTCTCCAGTAGTTATTTCTGAAGTTCTTAATACTTCAGGTACTCAAGACCAATTACCTCAAGGTAATATGGCAGGTCATGGTATATCAGTTAGTTCTGGTAGAAGTGGTTCTTATTATTGTGAAGAACATGGTTATATTATTGGACTTATGTCTGTAATGCCAAAATTCATC